AACTGCTTGCAAAATGACGCAAATTAGTGTACGATACGAGTCCCAAACCAGGAAAGACCCCATCCATGCCAAACCTACATGAACTGATCGAGCAAGAAGCCAAGACCAATCTCGAAGATATAAAGGAGGTACCACCGATCCCCGTGGGTTCCTATCTGTCCCAGATCGTTGGGAACTACGAGAATGTCACCTCGACGCGGAAGCAGACGGCTGGCATCCAGTTCACGGTCCGTCTGATCAGCGCGATGGAGGATGTGGACCGGCAAGCACTCGCCGACTACCTCGATGCGACCAACCAGACCCTTCATGACGTGACCATCAGGCACACCATCTGGGAGTCGCCATACGCAATGTCCACGCTCAAGACATTCCTCCTTAACACCCTTGGCCTCTCCGGCCCGTTGAAGGAGTCGTTGTCGCGGGTGCCGGGGCAACAGTTGATCGCCTCGATTACGCACCGCCCGATGCAGTCGGATGATGGGACGATGCGCCTGATGGCACAGATCGGATCAACCGCTCGCGCCACCTAAAGGGAGGGGGAGGGCGAAAGCCCTCCCACCGCTATGACATCAGGCATATTCCATTCTATACCCGTCCATGATATCACCATACCTCCCAACCGTCAGCGCAAGGTACGCTCCAGCGCACACATCCCCAACCTTGCCAAGTCTATCCGCGAGCATGGACTCATTCATCCCATCGTCATTACTCGCGATCTCATCCTTGTTGCCGGCGAGTGTCGCCTTACCGCTGTCCGCGATCATCTCAGCTGGACAAACATCCCCGCGCAATACCAGGATGAACTCGAAGAGTGGGTACTGTGGGGCATCGAGCTTGAAGAGAACATAAGTCGCTCTGATCTGGATTGGCGTGACAAGACGACCGCTATTGCTCGCTATCACGAACTGCGCAAAGCTGCCGATCCCTCGTGGAGCCAGGCAAAGACGGCAGAAGCCATCAGCGTAACGCAACAAACGGTACAAGGGCACCTGAAGGTAGCGTCTAACCTCAGCGATCCAGTAGTGCGTGGTGCCGCTACGTTTGAGACAGCTCTTAATACCGCCAGACGGAAAGAAGAACGGGCATTCTCCGATCAGTTGAATGCGCACAATGGCATTGTCAATACACCCCAGTCCCCCATACTTACCGCTGACTTCCACCTCTGGGCACCCCTCTATACCGGCCCCAAATTCAACCTCATCCACTGCGACTTCCCATACGGCATCGACGCGGACCAACACCAGGGCCAACATTCCCAGCTTCGCGCCGACTACATCGACACCGCCTACGCCTACTGGGCGCTGCTTGATACCTTAATTACCCATCTGGACCGCTTCTGCGCCGAGTCCGCCCACTTATTCTTCTGGTTCTCCCCACAGCACTACGCCCAAACCTGGGAGATGCTGGCACATCTCGATGGCTTCAAGTTCGACCCCTATCCGCTGATATGGCAAAGAGGTGAGAATGAAGGGATCGCTCCAGACCCTGCGCGACGACCACGCCGAGTTTATGAGACGGCATTCTTTGGCTGGCGAAACGACCGAAAGATCATCCGTACCAAAGCCAACAGCATCGTTGCCCCAACAATCCGAGACATCCATTCCCACGAGAAATCAACCGTTGCCCTCCAACACTTCTTCGAGATGTGCGTTGATGGAAACACCCGACTCTTCGATCCTACCTGTGGAAGCGGTTCCGCCCTCCGAGCCGCCCGTACCCTCGGCGCCCGTGACGTCCTCGGCCTCGAAGTCAACCCCGAATACGCAGATGCTGCTCGCCGTGCCTTCGAGGGCAGTAGTTAGGTCCGACGGCACCACCATAGAGCTTATCTCCTATTACGGGGAGATGTCCCTAACAGTTATCTTGACTCCCCGACGCGCCATACAGCTTTCCCACGACCTAATAGGCAATGCGCTCCACATATTCGCAAGAGATCCTCTATGACCACACGTATGGTCCTGTTAGGCGAAGCCTGGGGAGCAAATGAGGCCGAGGCGCGCGCTCCCTTTGTCGGTGCCAGCGGTGCCCAGCTAATAAAACTCTTGTCGGAGGCAGGTGTTGTAACTAACGGGCGCGACCTCTCCGCCGCCCTTTGGGCGCGGCAGTACCGCCGTCGCGACGAACTCCTTGCCGAACAGGGCATCCGCCTCACCAATGTCTTTAACTTCCAGCCTCCATCCAACCGCATCGACGCGCTCTGCGGCCCGCGCCACGATGGGATGCCGCCCATCCGAGCCGGCAAATACCTGCGCGCCGAGTTCTACCCGGAGCTAGACCGCCTTCGCGAAGAACTCGCCGCTTGGCTACCGAACATCCTGGTAGGGTTGGGAGCAACCGCACTGTGGTTTGCCACCGGCGCGGGCCAGATCACCAGGAAGCGCGGCACCATCAGCGACACGCCCTACGGCAAGTTCCTCGCCACCTTCCACCCCGCCTACCTGTTGCGCGGCGCAGCTAACATGCGCCCCATAGTCATCAGCGATCTCATAAAGGCCCACCGTCATTCCGCGACGCCAGTGGTCGAACGTCCCGACCGCACCATCTACATCCCTGAGAACCTTGATGACCTCGCCGACGCCTTCCGCCAGATCGAACGATCACGGCTTTTGGCCGTGGACATCGAGACGGCTAAGGGCCAGATCACCTGCATCGGCTTCTCTTGGACACCCGACCAGTCCCTCGTAATCCCGATTTGGGATGCCTCCCGCAGCGACAATTCCTATTGGAGTGAAGTCGATGAACCTCTCGTGTGGGAATGGGTTCGACGAATTTGCGGACTGCCCGTGCCTAAAGTCTTTCAAAACGGTCTATACGACCTCCACTATATCTGGCGAGGATACGGCATTACAGTCGCAAATTGCCTTCATGACACAATGCTACTCCATCACGCCCTCCAACCTGAAGTGCAAAAAAGCCTTGGATTTCTTGGTTCGCTTTACAGCGACGAGCCAGCATGGAAGCAAATGCGCCACCGCACCACCCTGAAGAGGGAGGATGTATGACCCCCTTTCGCCGCGTCATTATCGAGTCTCCCTATCGTGGACTCACTCCCCGCGCAGTGCAGCGCAACGTCAAGTACGCTGTTGCTGCAATGAAAGACTCCATCAACCGTGGTGAAGCTCCCTTCCTATCTCACCTTCTCTACACTAACGCCCTCGATGATCGCATACAGAGCGAACGTGAACTTGGTATTGTCCTCGGATATACGTGGTGGTCTAAAGGTGTTCCCATCTGCTTCTATTGCGACCTCGGTTGGACCGAGGGAATGGTCAACGCGAAGCTCGTTGCACAGAGAATGCACATCCGAATAGAGGAGCGATACGTTGCGAAAGATCTCAACCAGGACTATTAACCCCGAGCGACTTTCACACAACGACGCCCTGTGGGTCTATAATGGCCTCGACACCTGCATAACCTACGAAGTTCTCGACGCACTTATCCCACAGTTATCCACAACCACCGCCGCCACCTACCGCTTCAGCCGCGACCTCCAAGGCCCGATCCTCGAGATGAATACGCGCGGCCTCCGCGTCGATCTGTGGCGCCGCGACGAGGTGCTTGCGGACTATCGCACCAAGATGGTGCTGTTGGAGCAACAACTCGACGCCCTGGTCCGCGACGGGATCGCGTTTGCAGAGTGGCGCGCTACCTCTTCGTGGCGCTCCAACAAGGATATGTGCGTCCTCCTCTACGACAAGTTGGGACTCCCCATCCAACGGAAGCGCCGTCCAGATGGCTCCTCCGGCCCGACCGCCGACCGCGATGCCCTCGAGGCGCTCGAATGCTACATGCTGGCCGAGCCAATCATCCGACACACCTTCTCGCTACGCGACCTCGGAAAGAAGATTTCATTCCTCCAGACAGCGGTGGACCCAGATGGCCGATTGCGCACTTCCTTCAACATCGCCGGAACTACGACGGGTCGATTGGCCTCATCATACAGCGATTTTGGGACCGGGACCAACCTCCAGAACGTTGAGAACCTCCTCCGGTCTGTGTTCGTCGCTGATCCCGGCTACAAATTCTGCAACATTGACCTGGAGCAGGGCGATTCTCGTGGGGTCGGTGCTATTCATTGGCAGCTATTCCGTGACGGTCGATACCTAGACGCTTGTGAGTCCGGGGATTTGCACACAGAAGTAGCACGGGGAGCTTTCCGTCACCTCCCGTGGACCGACGAACCCAGCGAGGACCGCGCAGTAGCCAACCA